TGCGCTCCAAGCCAGAGGAGATCTTACCTCATCAAGCACGCTCCAGCCGATTGGGTAACTGGAATACTAAAGCACACTTGCGGATTCAGGTTATCTCTTCTGAAACGGTAAACAAGGTTGCATTTCGTTACCGGTGGAAACCGTTAGCTGTCCCCGTGCGGCTCGCCGTCGAGCTTGTCCTCCGCGTACGGATCGTGTACGGGCAGCCCCTCCAACGGGCGCCACGCGAGATAAAGGTCCTTCACCAGCATCTTGACCATATACCGGATCGCCATCCGGTGCCGGTGCCCGTCCGAGGAGCCCTTCCCCTCCTGCTCGATGCGGTGCTTGTAGTCGTCGTACGTGTCCTTGTACTCCCCGCCTGCCCGAAGGAGGCACGGTCCAAGCACGCCGAGGAGCTTGTCGTGGAGGAACGGATTGAACGTGAGGCCCTTCCGCGTTTTCGTGTTGCCCTCGCTGTCCTCGTACTCGATGGTCCGCAGGTGCTCCTCCCGCCGAGACCGGGCCTTCCCGTCGTCGGCCACGTCGAGTCCGGCGTACTTCCAAAACGAGGACACGTACTTCCCCTTGTGCGGGTCGAACTCCGAGATCATTACTCCAGCCATCGCCGGGCCGACCCCGTTCACGTCCTCGAAGAAAACTTTCCAGATGTCGACCTCCGCGATCTCCTTCCCGAGGTCGCGGAAAAGGCTCTTCTCCTGAGAGGTCAGCTTGAGGTAATGGTTGATGAGGAGAAGCTCGCCGTAGTCGGTAATGACGCCGTCGTATTCGTAGGTACGCCTGCGAGACAGCTTCTCCAGAGCGATCCCGTCGGTGACCCGCTTGAAGCGGTGCTTGAGGTCGCGGAGCACGTCTTCCTCGTCGGACTCATCGTTTTCCAGTCCCATCTTCGACCGGAACTGCTGGACGAGGCGCCCGCCGACGCGGGTCCGCATGTCCTGGAGGTCGTACGCGGTCTTGACGAGCGAGCGAATGCGGCGCTTCTTTTGGTTGGTCATGGTGATCTTGGAATAAAGAAGGCCCGCCGACACCAGCGCCCGGAAGCTGCCGACTCAAGGAGGGCAGAACGCTGGCCGAACGGGCCATATCCTTATCGGTTGTGCAGGCTTCCGGCTCTGCACACCTGTAAGCACAGGAACAGAGAGTAAAATGTCAAACGCTGTTTTAGACTTCGCTCTCGCCTACCAATCCTCCTCGGTCGGCAGGGTGGCGATAAGCCCGTTCGCACGCCTTTAGGCTGCCCGTGTTCGGAGAAACGCGCTCTAAGACCCGCAAACGCACCTCGACGGTGGCGGTGTTCACGTAGCCGTGGTCTTTCGTTTCAGGGATCACCTCATCCCACGTCGGCGGGTCCATCATTCTTGGCAGCTCGTTTGACCTGTGGAATCGAAACGTCAACCTGATGTGCCCACGGGATGTCGCCCCAGTCCACATTCTTCCCGGCGATCTCGTCGAAGTAAGCGGTATTGATAATAGCACAGATGAAGGAGCGGTACGGAAACCGGTCTCGGGTGGAGCGACCGATGCGTGTGTTTCTCATTTCGTCTTGACGTTGTTTGATTGCACAGCACGAGCGATCTCGATCTCAATGCGGTCTTTGAGCCCGCCGTCCACCTTCCAGTCAAGGGAGCCTAAGTCCTCGTGATCCCCCTTCGCGACGATCCCGTGTTCGGTGAGGTCCGGTTCGAGGGCGCCGGGGCAGGAGGTGCCCTTGAAATCGCAATTGTGGGAGGCGTACCCCTCAGCAACCAGGGTAGATGTTGAGGTGTCTAGGGCGACAACCTCTTGCTTCCCAGCAGGCTCGATTGAGTCAACGACAACCTGTTCTATGGCCTGCATGCAACCGATAGAGTATATACTGAAATTGGCGAGCTTCATCGGCGGACGCACTGACCCGAGAAAGCGGAGCCGATCAGCCTTCGGACCTTCGAGTCGAACTCGGTAGACCCCATCATGCATGTGCGCCTTCCCGTACTCGAATCCGAGAGCATCGAGGTACGTCGTCGCAATCTCCAGCATTCGGTTGTCGAGTTGCGAAAAGTTGATGTCGATACCTTCGGTGTTGCTTTCCTCGTCTGCGTATTGCCGCACTGACCCCTCGCCATCTAGGGTTGCGGCAAGGTATCCCGAGAGCCGACTATCTAAGACATTCCACGGCTCAAGAACCTTACAAACAGCAAATGGCCGGCTGTCAACCCTTTTCATCTTGACGAGATCGATAGTACGGACCCATTCATAACGTCCGCCCCCTTGCTTGCTAAACTTCTTCGCTAGCCAAAGGTGATTAGCGGATGCTGTTATGGTGTCTCCGTTGGCAAAATAAATTTCGAAGCACTGTCGCTTTATGCGTCGGGCGTGATTGACATCAGCAATTTGCCAGTCTCGTCTCATGCGGTTACCAGACGGAGCATCTTCATCGAATGCTAGCAATTGATCACCACTCCCGACATCTCCCATCTCAACCCACCGCAGATCTGACGTTACAACTTTCGTGTCAGGTGTAAGGCAGTATTCGCACATCCACGGCTCCTTGAGGTAGATCGAGTTCGGCCCCTTGTTCTCCCGCACCTCGATGATCGGAGAAAGGGGGTCGGGCGGGTCGTGGTCCAAGGTGCCCTTGATCTGGTTGACGTAGCTGGACGCCTCCAAGACCCGCTCCTCGGCTTCTTCTCCAGTGTCGGTCGGAAACACGAGCGGTGTGTTCTGTCCCTCCCGGTCGAGGTACACGATTCGGTGGTTCAGGTCCTTCTCCGGATACATCCGCTTCAGCGCGTAGGCTTCTCCCTGAGACTGGAGGACGTGACTCGGCTTCGGTTCATCCAGATACTTGAACGCTCGCCCCCTCTGGGTCTTGATCTCGACGGCGAGGAGGTCGGTGTCCGACGCGAGCACCAAGTCACACGAGCCAACGTCGCCAGCGGGAAGTCCCTCCGACAGATCAATCTCGACGGCCTCCAGCCCCCACTCCTTTGGGAGGCCCTGGCACAGAAGCCACGAGAACCGGATCTGAAGCGCGAATCCCTGGTCGAACATCATCCGCTCCCAGAGAGTCCGGTCCGACGCCTCGTCCTGACGAAGGCGGTGCCAAAGCTGTCGCTCGCAGCCGCCCTCCTCGGGCTCAAGAATGTACCGATAGTCGGAGACGTGGATCGCCTCCTCGTCCCACTCGTCGGGCTCGTGGTCGAGGTGCTGCATCGCCCAGCCGTAGAGCGAGAGGGCAGGCAGTTCGTGATCCTTTCGGTCGAAGCCGCGCTTGGCGGCGGTGAGAAGGTTCGGCACGGACATGGTTGGTCTGTGGTTAGTCAATGAGAAACGCCATCGGAAGCATCCGCTGTCTCGGAATGCCTTTCCGCTCCTCCCCACCAAACTCAAGAATCTGTGATCGGATCTTCCAGTGCGCCCGCGTGGTCCACCCGTCGACGAGAACCTTCCGCTGTGCAATTCGCAGGCAAAGGATGCCGAGGTCAGTCTTCAGGTCCGACGTGTCGTACATTGCAAAGTCGGTGCCTTGGGCCGGGTCCCTCGTCTTTACCTCCACCTCCAGCCCCTCGTACAGGAGGTCGAACCCGTCGTCCCCGCTGGCCGCAATCTCGTAGCTGATCTCAACGCCGAGCACCTCAGCAGCGGCGGCCTCGCCCATCATCCCGTCAACGTGTACCTCTCGGTCGGAGGACGACTCATGCTTCTTGCGGGTCGGGACCGAGTGGCGCTCTTTGTTCTGGTTGCGCCTGTGGGCCAGCGCCCGAATGCGCTCCATCTCTGCGCTGTTGAACGTAATCGTAAAGTCGGTGCGGATCACGACTCCATCATCTTGATGAGCGATGCAATCTCGTCGAGAGCGGAAAGAACCTCTGCCTGGTACTCGGCTGCAATCTTCCAAGGGTTGACCGACTGGCGCTGCCAGAACGCCTCTTCATCCATGTTGTGAAGAGTCGTGTGGCAAGTGTCGCAGAGTCCCACCAGTAAAGTGTCTGGACCCTTCGTCCCGTGTCCACCCCGATCAAGGTGATGACCGACTACAGTGTCGTCCATCGCCCCACAGGCGACACACCCCTTTGTCTCTACCCACCGACGGTACGCCTCCCACTCGTGTCGGTGCTCGCTCGGATCGGGGGTCGGGACCTCGTTCGGGTCGGTGTCGTCGATTTTCTGCTTTGCCGTGACCACCACGCCCTTTACCTCTTCCATCTCCGCTTCTTCGAGCTCCTCGTCGTGGGCCTTGGCCGTCTCCCAAAGCTCGGTCGCCTCCTCTTCGAGGGTCTCTATCGAGCGCTCCACTCGCTTTTTCTGCTCGTCAACCTCCTCCGCGCCGGTCGACGAGCTGCTATCGCCTTTTGCGTCCGTCCAATCTCGGGCCGCCGACCACGTGAGCGCCCGGTCCTGGCGCTGACAGTCCTCGATGTATCCCTCGATGCCGCCGTGGTGCTTGTCGACCCGGCGGGCGAAGCGGGCGTGGTTGTAGACGTACTGGACCGAATGGTCGATCTGTCGAGAGACCCGTTTGGCAACGCCGTCCCCGTGCTCGGCTCTCGCTAAGGCGTTGTTCACCTCCGTTCCCCACTCGTAGCGAGCCCGCACCCGACGCTCCTTGGCTTCCTGTACCCCCTCCTCCGCCTCGCGAATGAGGTCGTACTGGTCGACTACGTGCTGGGCGACAGGTCGATCTGCCGGGACGGCGGCGTGTCGGACTTCCATAGGTCGGTCGGGAGTCGTTTGCGGGTGATCCAGGATTCGAGCCTCGCCCTCAGCCTGCGACGGCGGTATGCAGACAGGTCCCCGAGGGGAACCGTTCCCGTCTGGAGAAGGTCTTGGTACGTGATCTCGAACCCGGCGGCACGAGCTCGGCCCTTCGCCTCTTCAAGGCACTTCTCAGCGGTCATTTGACACCTTTTGTTGTCTCTTATACATTGAGGTTGCGGCACTTGAAACAAGCGCCTACCACCATGAAAGGGATTCTCTCGCTTTATGTCAACCCCGAGGAGATGGACCCCGCCGAGATGCGGGAGATGA